AATCAAATACTACTTGGACTATCTCTTAACCTATGGCAATCCAGGAAGTGTCTGAAGAGATTAAATTGCCTTGGAAAGAAGGAGAAGGCAACATCGTTATCACTCCCGGTTCCAATTGGACCGCAAGCGCATCAAGCGATGTTGCCAACGAAGGACTCGACAGGGAGCAGACTGTTGTGTTTAGGACAACTAATAGTGGAGTACAGGCATCTGTCTCCACTACCATCTCCCAGATAGGCAAGAGACAGGCATTTGCTGTTGCTGAAGGACGTTTCTTGCTGTCGGATGGAAGTACGTTTAATGTGATTAAAAAAGAGTTTGCATGAGTGATTATAATAGCGGATTTACAGGAGATAGAGTTGTAGAATTACTGAACATGATTCCCAACTTGGCAAAGGCAGACTTGTCTAACGCTATGACTCTATCCTTGGGCATGAACGGATATGCTAAGTTTAATAATGGTTTATTGATTCAGTGGGGATACAAGTCAAGCTCAAGCAACGACACCTATGTGTATTTACCACTATCATTTTATAATACCAGTTATGTTCCTGTGATTACCTACTACGAACCGGGCAGCGGTATGAATGTTGTTACTGGTTTTATAATATCGGTAGGTACAAACCTTTTTAGAATACGTAGTAGATATACCGCTGGGGATAATAATGGTACTGGCGCGGGAACTAATCCTTTTTATTGGATAGCCGTCGGGCGCTGGAAATAAATAATATTATGGCAAAATATTGGAAACAAGGATTCTACGATGAGCCGCAAGAAGGTTCAGTAGAGATAACGGAAGAATACTGGCAGGAGTTGCTGGACGGTCAGTCATCCGGAAAGGAAATAAAGGAGAACGAAAGCGGCTATCCCGTATTGGTTGATCATGAGTATACCCTTGATGAACTAAAAGAGATGAAGATAGCGGATATTAATGCTTATGACAAGTCAGACGCTGTGAATTCATTCACTCTCTCCGGAAAGAGAATGTGGCTTACCAAAGAGGACCGCGTAGGTCTTGTTAATTCAATCAATATTGAGAAGCAGGCCGGAAGACTGGATACCGTTTTATGGTTTGATGCGGTAAAGTATACGATACCTGTTTCAAGTGCTCTCCTTATGCTGAACTCATTAGAGTTATACGCTCTTGATTGCTATAATGTGACGCAGCAGCATATTGCTGTAGTTCGGGGATTGCAGACGGGAGAGGAAGTCGAGTCTTACAACTACAAGACCGGTTATCCGAATAAACTAGAGTTTTCATTATAAACAGATAAAACTATGATTTTGACACTACTATCATTATTGGTTTTCGCATCTTATGTTGGTGTGATGATTTACAAGACAAAGGGTATCCCTTATTCTATTTCCGATACCTATTACATTCTGAGTAACAGGTATTGGTTCGGTATATGCATGATTCTCCCGTCTTTGCTGTTGCTTCCGGCCGCATTGGATGCAAGTACAGAAAACAGTCAGTTTTTAATCTTTCTTTCTGTAGTCGGAATGATCGTGTTGGGAGTATCCCCAAACTTTAGAGGAGCACACAAGAAAGCTCATATAGCCGGCGCGGTGATGTCGCTTGTCTTCTCCCAGATATGGGTAGGATGCAACTCGTGGTATTGGCTGCTGCTATGGGCTGCATTTCTGATCTACGCGATAACGTTTGTAGTCAAGAATTGGTCCGGAAACCCTATATGGGACCTGACGGCATGCAAGTCGATGTTCTGGATTGAGTTAATTTCATTGCTAACCGTTTATTTGACCTGTTTGCTATGAAAGAAGCTATAGTACATACAACTACAGGCGGATTTGCAGCAATCGCTACCGCATTTGTTTCCGAGTCATTGCAGAATATGATTCCGTGGCTGATTGTATCATGCGCGGTAATCCTTTGTGATCTTCTCTTCGGTGTCAGAAAAAGTATGCTAATGGGTGAAAAAGTCAGATTCTCTCGTGCAATTCGCGCTACTATGGGAAAGATGGTTACTTATTTTGCTTTTGTCTGCATGGTCTGCATGATCACTGTGGCAAGTCATAGCGAATATCCTATTGATGTGTATTCTTGCTTATTGGTATGCTTCATCGAAGGGTGTTCGATTGTCGGCAATATATTGAAACCAAAGGGGGTCAATATAAATGTAATTGGAGCTTTGGGAGTCTTTGGAAAGAAGGTGTTCAAGGTTGACAAAGAAGATGTGAGAGACATAATTCAAGAAGAAAATCATGAGTTGGATCAAAGAAAGTAACCGTCCTAAGCACCTGCTTTACGCTATCCCGGCAGGTGCACTGCTTACCATCTTGTTTGTCGCAGGATTGGCGGCAGGAATGGAATTTAAAGATAGGCAATGGGGTGGCAAATGGGACTGGCTTGATATTGCGGCGACATTGATTGGAGGCCTTATCGGTCAGGTTATTCAGACATTAGTATTGATTTTAATTTTATAGGAGGAAACATATATGGCAGATGTGAAGAAATTGGCACCGTTTATTCTAAAATGGGAAGGCGGTTTCGTTAATGATCCGGATGATTTGGGAGGTGCTACTAATATGGGTGTAACAATCGCTACCTATGAGGCGTATTGTAGAAAGAAAGGCTATCCTAAACCGACTATAGAGAGACTAAAGAATCTTTCCAAGGAGGAATGGACAGAGATATTGAAAACTATGTACTGGGATAGATGGAAGGCAGACGAGATCAAGTCTCAGTCGGTCGCTAATATTTTAGTTGATTGGATATGGGCCTCCGGTATCCATGGTATCAAGATTCCGCAGGAATTGGTTGGTGTAATGCCGGACGGAATTGTCGGACCAAAAACTATAGCGGCAGTTAATTCTAAGAATCCACGCGAGTTATTCGATCGTATCAAGATTGCCCGCTTTGATTTTATAGAAGATATCTGCCGGAAGCGTCCCGCAAACAACAAGTTCAAACGCGGGTGGCTGAACAGAGTTAACGATATCAAATTTGAATCATAATAAGAGGAGGAACAATCATGAAATCAACAGTTATAACCTTCACAAAGGGTGAGAAGAATTATGTAAGCGATGCCGTTCAGGTAAATTCTGCGGAAGTAGGATTGCAGATTACATTTGAAAAAGGCGGTAAACTTTGGGTGTATATAAGCTATGACGGGCAGAATTACTCTCCACTGCCGAGTAGAGGCTATACAAAAGTGTTTGCTTGTCCGGTTGTCGGTTGTATCCCCGGACAGTATCTTAAAATCGAATGTGAAACGGAACCGGTAAAGGCTTCTATTTTTGAATCAGAAGAGTAATGAACGCAATAGGATTAAATCCAATTAAGCTTGATGCGATAGGGCTTGATCCTATTCGCATGAATGCGATACGCTTGGGAGTTCCGGTAGCTTCTTCGGGCTCCGGTCGTCCCTACATCGACCCCGAACTACTCAGCCACGTCAAGATGGCTATATCCACCTGGGGCAAGACTAACGACGACCCTGACCGGGCTGTTTTGAAGGACTTGTCCGGCAACGGGAACGACATGCGCCTGCTGAACTTCGGATTTACGGAGGGCAGTGGATATGGATTACCGGGAACCGACTTCGAAGGCTGGCTATGTACAGACGGAGTAGACGACATGATCGAGTCTGTCAAGCCTGTATCTGAGATGTTGGAGGGCAGTAATGAGATTACGGTGGTGAGTATTATCCATCAGATATCACAGATTCCCAGAAGTGAAAGGAATAAAGGGCTAAATAATCAAATTGTTTATTATGATACTCCTAATACTAGAGGTTATCTTAGAAATATCGTCTCTGATATTGGGGGAACAGGCATATATGGGTATACTTTTGATGGTACAACTCATGCTGTCATAAACAATATATTGGGAGATAAAGATGATTATACTGTAAGTAAATACAATCAAGATGTTGCTCTTAATGGAATATTATCTATTTGTGGTTATAAGGACCCAAATGGGGTATTAAGGGAATTATCTCAGATCGCCTACGCCGGAGGCTTCATCGCCAACAAAGTCCTGACTACAGATGAAATCAATCAAGTTATAGCTTACTATAATCTAGACCGTCCGGGACA